TATTCTCGACTTGTCCAACCCACCAGTTGAACCCGTCTTTTCCAATAAAATTAGCGGTTGATTCTAACATTACTTAACTATATCCTCTGCAGTTTTATCAATAGATTGAGACGTAGCATCAACATCACCTGCACTATCAGTGTATAGTGTCATTTTAGTTGTCATTTGATCTCTACTAGAAATAAATTCTCTCTCAATACGACCTATAACATATATTCCACTATTTGCTGTATCTAATGCTCTCTCTTGACCACCCCTAAACGTGGTAAGTTCTACTATCTCTCCTACTCTAGGTAAAATATTTCCTGAAAATTCTATTTCGACTTTTTTATTGTAAAATAATTTTTCCCTTAAACTGGATTGTGATAGTATCTTTGTAATATCTTGTGTAAACACACCCTCAGTATAAAGTGCGGTGTCTACAACTTTAGACATAATCCTAGTAGGGACTGAGTTTTTCTTGAATTTTTCATAATATTTTGGCAATGTAACATCACCATTCATCTTAGGAACACTCTTGTAATATTTATGTATGTTAAAATCATATTCTTTATAACCTAAGTCCTTTAAATCAAAAGTCATTACTTTACTATTGAAAGAACCTATATTCAATCCCATCAATATATCACCATTCTCTACAATACTAATAGAACTTACAGGTATGACCATCGGATCAGGTTTTTCTTCTGCAGGTTCTTCATATCCTACAATGCATTTGTATTTGTAATCATCCTCACAAAAACTGTCGTATGAACGGAAACTATATCCATCAGCATTTTCATAAAAGGCATATCCTGCACTAGCATTTGAACTATCCTTACTTTTTTTAGGAATAGATTTAGATGCTAAGTAGTTGATCATTGTAAAAGGTGACCAGTATGATGATATAAAAGAAAATGTGTTTCTAGTCTCACGAACATCAATATCTCTATTTGTTTCTAAAAGACCTTCAAGTATATCCTCTTTAACTATTTTGTCTATTGTTTTTCCTCCACCAGAACCAAATCTACGAGAGACTTTTGTAGCCGCATTGTTAATCAAATCAGGACTACAGCACACTAAAGTTCCTTTTGATTTACCACCTTGAATCATCCTTGCTTGGATGTCATATACCATCAAATTTTTAGTAAAATTATTTCCATCATGATCTTCAAATTCAATAAGCACTGGTTCCATACCAGCAACACGTGATAACATACCTTCTTTAGTATCTGTTAACGATATGTACATTTGAATAGAAGCACTTTTTATATCTTCAATGTACGTTAAAGTAAGTAAGTTATTGATAGTAAACGCTACGTCAGCACCCTCAATACCTACGAGTAATTTCTTTAATTTAAAATTAGTAGTTGCCTTCATGTGAACTGTGCTGTATTAGCATACTCTGTGAAAAATGGAGATTGTTTTACGGTTGAAATTGCCATGCTTCCACCACTCTCTGTTTCTAGATTAGGAAGAGCCGCACCTGCTTTTTTTATAATGCCAGTCATCTCTTGTTGCAATCCATCAATAGAACTTCCCATTTCGTTCCTTAATGTGTTGCCCTCATTGATAACAGTATTAGTTAGATCAGATATGATACTCTTGGTCTCACTGCTATTAGCTATGCCTGACATATTAGTTATCAAGTTCTTACTGACTTCTTTAAAACTATCACCACTCTGAATATTGCTCATACTACTAGTAAGATCATTCATAATATTCATCAACCCACCAGTAGTGCCACCACCGATACTCTCATTACCAAACATCTCGATCATCATTCTCCTCTTCTGTAGATTATTAACTACACCACCCATCATTGTGTCAGGAGATACTTGATGATCTTTATCTTTCGCCAACCCAAAGAAATTTTTGACAGTAGAAACTATATTTCCACCACCCATTCCTCCGCCAGGATATGTATTGATACCTGCTGACCGTTTTGCTGCTGGACTTTCTGATGCTAACGGTTTGGACTTGGAGAAGGGCATAAATCGTCTTATAACACCATCGTCAGGATGGTAATAACCATTCTTACCCGATGTCTCCTCTGTTAAATTATATTTGCTTTTGTTTTGTGCAATATTACTGGTTGAATTATCAGTGCTTGAGGTATTGAACAGTCCTAAACTCTTTCCGATGTTAGTTACAAAATTACCAACATTAGATATCATAGGAACTATGTTTGGAATTTTAGCTATCAATCCCATCAATGCAGCACCAGCTGCTTTAAGTGGTAATGCAAGACTATCACCAAATGCTTTCTTAAGTCTAGGATCTATCTGAAAATCTTTCTCTAACTTATTAGAAATATTCTTTTCAACTGTGTCGTCAAATCCAGTCTCCTCTAATGATTTTGTTGAGGATTTTTCTTGAGGATTAAATCCAGTTTTCAGTGGTGTCCTTTTAGTTATTGGTGGAGGTGATGACATACCACCTTTATTAAAGTTTCTAGTTAATCCAGGTTCACCATTATCACTAGCACCACCAACATTGCCACCACCACCAGATTGTTCAACATTTACGTATTCTTTCCTATCGGGCATCATAGGAGTTGGCAACATCAAGTTTGGTGCAATACCTCCTATTCCACCCGTAGGACTCACAGAACTGTCAACACCCGCACCACCAGTTCCACCTTGTGCTGCTTCTTCCATGAGAAAATCATCTTCAAGATCAGCCTTGAACATTGTTTTCAACAAACGGTTTCGGTCTTTGATCAGTTTCGTCATATTGACGACTTGATCAGTTAAGACCTCCATACCTATGTCCTTTTCTTCTTCCATCAGCGTCTACCTGCTCCTTTTCCAAATACATCAATAACCATACGTGATTCCTTCGTTGTATCCTCTACAGGTACATACTCTTTTTTGATGACTGTAACAGGATATGGGGATGGAATTGGTATTTGTTGTACTGAGGTTCCTTTCGATGTATTAGTTATATTGACTGGGGTGTCAATTAACTGTTGATTGTTCTGTTTTGTTTGTGATCCAAGATTAACAAAGTTGGATGATATGTTTCTAAGATTAGGACCTCCTTGATTGACACTCTTCATCTTAGTCTCTTTAACAGTTTTGTTTGCACCACCTTGACTAAAGTAAGGCAATGGATCTATTCTAGTTCCAGATTTGTTAAATCTTTCAAAGTGTAGATGTGATTGGTTGCTGCCATCTTTACCAGGATAATATATGATCTTAGCTAACATATCACCTTTCGTTACTTTCTGTCCTTTCTTTACATTGTAATCATAGACATGTCCATATAAATTAGCAGTTCCATCTTGATGTGAAATTACAACTGCTCCACCATACTCACCAAATTTAGGAAGTATTTGTTCAACTACACCATCTTCTTGTGCATGTACGGGAGAATCTTCCCACACTCCTATGTCAATACCTCTATGCATTTTACCCCAACGAGGACCGAACGGTGAACTGAACAATGGATCTCCTTGTGGAAGTATAGTTTTCCATCTATCTGTACCAGTCACACTAGTTTGAATACTACCAGAAGTTGTATTATCTTCTTTTGTTTGAGTTTCTTTGGTAACTGATGATGATATTGATGTTGATGATGATGTAGTATTCGTAGTCTGAGGTTTTCCTGACATATCTGGGAACTCTACCTTAGGTACTTTAATATCGGTATCAGCACCAGTTATATTTGAAATTCTTCTTGCTTCACCAAGCAATCCAGCTGCTGCAGGTGACCCACCTGCTAAAGGACCTAAGAATGCTAATGTAGCACCTACCATGATAGATGCACCTTCTCTATAAACTGCAGATATTGCATCACCAATCTTACTCATGGGTAATATAATCTCTGCTTCATTTGCTTCACCAACTAATGCACGACTACCACCAAACATACCACGAGTAGGTGCTGTTATGACTGAACCACCAGCACCATATCCGACTCCACCTTTTGCATATGTTATTAAATCACTATCAGCAAACGGATCATCTTCATATCCTTGTTCTGCTTCTTCGTCACTCATTTCTGATTCATTTCCTGCAAATACTGCATCATAAAGCTTACCTCCTAACCAATCACCTGCAGCACCACCAATAAACGCACCAACAAGGTTTCCAAATCCAGGAATAGCACTACCTAGAGCACCTAGTCCCCATGCTCCAATCAGTGAACCAGCCGTTTTAAACGCTGATCTGCCAAGTGACTCTTTAAATACAAAGAAGTTCAATGCGAAATCAATTAAAGCACCAATTATAGGAATTCTTTTTACTATAGGACTAATCAGTTTTTTAGCCGCTTTTAATCCCGTTGCACCTGTTTTGACTGCTCTTTTTGAGAATTCAATTGTTGATCTTGCCAGTACATTTTCCAAGGGCAGCTGCTTAGCTACGTTTTTAGTTACGTTTGTAGCAGTGTCTGTTATTGCTGTTTTTGCACCACTTACAAGATTATCAACATTTTTTACTGTTGATTGTTTAATTGCAGCAGCAGTTTCGCTAAAATTACCTGGTCGTAATCCTCTCGTGAAGAAATTATTACCTGCATGTTTTAGATCACCACCCATGTTCAATCTCGTCAGAAATTCTGGACGATTAGGAATCATGTCTGTGGCAGCCTTAAAGGTATTTTTAATGAAATTACCGCCAGGATTTAATCTCTTAGCTTGTTTAAGAGCATCCTTCATAGGGATGTTCTTTGCTCTTAGGTTCTTATAAAACTCAACTTGATTTCCTCTAAGACCAAGTTTAGTCAATGATTTAGTTACATTACGACTATTGCGAAGGTTTTTAAATTTTTTTATTTTATCACCTAGTCTAACTTTGTTTCTTGGTTTAACTTTAGGTTTACTTGGTTTTAATCTTCTTGGTCTTAAATTAAATGAAGATTTTTTATCTCCATATCCTCCAAATGTTTTTGCATAATCAAATTGTGTTTGGTCGCCACGTTGTCCACCAAATCCACCGACACCAGTATCACCACCGTTCCTTTCTCTTAAAAATTGAATATAGTCTAACTCGGTATCAAGAAACGCGACCATACCGTCACCAAAGTTATTGGCAACATTTATGAGTGCGTCATTCTTCTTTTTGGTTTCGGTTGCGTCCATTACCTACGTTTGCGACGTTCTTCTTCTATTCGTTCTCTTTCCTTTTGAAGATGCTGAACTAATAGGTTCACGTACACTTCCCGTTCCCACGGGATCATGTTCATAATGTCTGTCAAGCTATATTTATGGTGTTGAACAAGAGAAAAATTTGTCTGATAGAAGGTCATTAAGCCCTCATCAAAGAGGGCTATCCGAAAAAACTGACTAAACCCTCTATTGTTATCTCATTGTCAACTTTTGTTTTTGGGTTTCTAACCGTCAAAACATGCTTCAATGAAGGCATGGTATTGAAAAATTCTTGAATTTTATCAAACTGTGATGCGGTCAAACTCTCTATCCATTCCCTTGCTTCTTTAAATGTAAATGTTCCAGAATCCTCTTCACCAATATATACTCTCTTAATACATTTAGCGACCAAATCATATGGATCAATATTATCACCTGCAAAATTTACCGTAGAAAAATATTCTAGGTTTGGATATCTCATCTCTAAAGTTATATCATTACCTAGTTTGATTATCTTCTCATGACCTTCTGGGAATGTCACTTTCACATCGTTTGCTAAGAAAGAAATATCAACTTCTGTCTCACCATCATCAGGGCAAGTAACTTTTAACTTAAGTTCTTCACTAATTGATCTTGCACGTATCTGTAAAAACAAATACTCAATATCAAACAGAGCAAGATCATCTATCTTGAGTCTACTGATGATACAATTTTTTAAAATATTTTTTATGGCATCTAGGATTTGTGTCTCATCCTGTGATTCCATTGCGATGATTAATATCTTCTGTTCTTTAACAAGGAATGGACGATATTTAATTTTCTTTTTAGTAGAGGGCACCACCAACTCATGCGTTGGTGTAACAATATCAGGTAATGGCATAATTAGGGTTTAAATACAAAATGTTGATATTCATAGTAGAATGCAACTTGGCACTTGACAGCTTGTGCAGGTCCTGCTGAGTAAGGAACTGTGTTAAAAGAATATGGATATGCTTTCCCAAGTCTTACTTGGAATGCTTTTTGGTATTCTTTTTTTCTTTTACCCTCTGCGTCAGGTAAAACTCCATGCTTTTCAAGTTTAGTTATAACGAGATCACAGGTATAATCATTATAATATCTTTGGGCATACGCTTTATGCTCAAACTTATCAGCATATGTGTCAGGATTATATAGACCAGGATTCTGTGGCATTTTAGTTGGTTGTATTCCTATGATCAAATCTTGCCACAATTTAAAAAATGATATAGGTGATGAACCAATGTCACATATAAAAGCTACATCAAGCTCATTATACATTCTAGCAGCTGCCAGTTTCTGAGTCAACCCTTTCTTGGGCATCTTTACATCTATACTATTAAAACTGGTGCCAGGAATCTGAATGTCTTGACACAATAAATTCATCCTGTACATGCCTGCGTCCATTTGACTTCCAGAATTACTGTACCAAGGATAATCTTTACCGTTGTCTGCCCAGAAGTCTTTCATTACTTCAGTTGGTTGTATAGCAAACTCAAATAAATTGGAAGCAGATATACCATCACCAACTATCTGTTTGATGTAAGAGTCTATGGATATTGCAGGTGATCCTTCTGTTTTTGGCATAAATACCCATTATGAGTGATATATTTATTTAGTATGGCATATAAGGGAAAATACAGAGTAAGAAACTATCGCAAGTATAAGGGTGACCCCACAGGAGTAATATACCGTTCTTTGTGGGAGAAAAAGTTTATGGACTACTGTGATTCCAATAAAAATGTCATAGAATGGTCAAGTGAAGAACATATCATTCCATATAAAGATCCCGTACAGAAAAAATGGAGAAGATACTTTCCTGATTTTTACATGAAAGTAAGAGAAGCAAACGGGAAGATACAAGCATACTTGATTGAGGTTAAGCCGAAGAAGCAAGTCGATGAACCTAAACCTCAAAAACGACACACCAAAAAGTATATCTCGGAGGTTATGACCTATGCCACTAACAGAGCAAAATGGGATGCAGCAGAAGAATTCTGCAGAGATAGACTCTGGAAATTCAAAATCATCACAGAACGAGAACTCAAAGTTTGATTCATGGATGAAGAGTTTAAAAGGAAAGAGTATATCTAAACCCAAACTAAGAGATACCGTTATGGAAATGCTATTTGACGATGCAACGGATACACCGCAAGTGGGTAAATGGTATTACTTTGAATATGATCCTAAATTTAAAGATCAACTAGGCGAATGGGATGAGTTTCCCTTAGTAAAATTACTTGAAAAGAAGAACGATATATACCTTGGGGCAAATCTACATTATCTTAATGCTAAAGCTCGTTTATCTGCTATAAATACTGATAAGTACCCCAACTCTTCTCTACATTATTATATTCCAAAGAAGGCAGATAGTATTTTCTTTGAAGTTGGTGA